GGGTGAAATGATGCATTCTCAATCGTGTAAAAAAAAGGCCCATCATGTACAAACAGTCGCGCGTGCCTGGGTGTTTACTCCGCGCGCGTCATTATACCTGCGTGCGTGCGCGTGTATGGGGGGGCGGGGGCCTAAATTTCCGAAGCGTCGTTTTATATATATATATAATTGACCCCTTAAAAATTTGGAAAGCTCAAGGGGCTATTGACATTTGAGTCCTTATATACTTGTATGGTTCTTGTATGGTATAGGTCTGTTAAAATTAGCAGATGCATGTGAGAAAATTAACAGATGAGTGCTAAAGCGGACTTAGAAGCAGAGATAAAACAAGCGATTATAGAAGTTGCTGACGATAAAGAGCTTATGAAAGCCAAGAGTTTGTCTCGTCATAACCCCGAAAAGGTGGCGCATATACTATATTTATACTCACTTGGGGTCTCGCAGACGGCTATGATACGCAAATACGGCTATGACCGTGGTACAATCATCAATGTATTGGTAGATTACGCTGACTACAAGAACAAGTTCAGAGAGATTGGCGGGCAATTAGCGGCTAGAAGCTATGTAAACCTAGAAAGTTTAGAGGAAGATATAGTAGATAGCGTCCGTGGACGCATACATACGGGCGAATATGAGCCTACGCCTAGGGATATTAAGGAGATAAGCATTGCTAAAGCAAACTCAGCAAGGCAAGCCTTGACAGCAAGGGGCGAAGCTAGTTCAATAACTGAGAGCAGAACGGTAGTAACCCAGGAAGACTACGAAGAAACAATCCAAGCAGCCAAGGAAAGGCTGAGAATAATAGAAGCGGAGGTAATAGATGCAGAGGAATAAGATGTCAGACGCAGAGGAAGAGGCTTTTGAAAAAGCTAGGGCTATTTTATCTGAGCATTTTCCTAACTGGACTATAGTAGTAATAGATGAAACTGATTCATTGAAGTATGATTATACTAATTACTACATAGGTAAGACTTTATGCAGGGAGACTGTAGCGGAGATGAACAAGGATGACATAGATATGATAATCTGGGAAGACGCTGAGGTAGACGACGAAGAAGATAATGGAACTTAGCTTTACTCCGCATCCTATTCTAAGCCCTCCTACTGACAAAGAGATTGTAATCCTAGGGGAGAATGACCCTAAGCTTTTAAAATCATTGTACGATGCTCACGAAGGTCGGATTCGCGCCTCGGAGGAAGACCCTGTAAGGTACGGCTTTGACTTAGATGGTTGGAAGCGCATATACAAGGGTCTTGAAGATTATAATGAATGCCTAGTCCTAGGTGGTAATAGAAGTGGTAAGACCACGGGCTGCGCTAAGCTTATAATGAAAGCAGTGACTGAAAACATGGAGGGTCACATTATTTGTTTTTCGCAGAACATAGATACCAGTATAAAGGTTCAGCAGAAAGCTATGTGGGATATGATGCCTAAGGAGTTTAGAAGAAAGACTAAGAGTACAGAGGGTTACATTAATTACTCTATGCAGAATGGATTTACTGGGCAGTCGTTTATTTTTCCAGATACTAAGACCAGAGTAGACTTTAAGACATATACGCAGTTCAGCAACAATCAAACTATCTTAGAAGGTTTTGAGTTCGGCTTCAAGAACCCAGACAGTAAAAACATAGGGGCTTGGCTAGATGAGTACCTTGGGGACGCAGCGTTAGTAAATACCTTGCGATTCAGATTGGCTACTAGGGATTCTAAGTTGCTTATAGGTTTTACCCCTATTGATGGCTATACCCCTTTCATTGCTGAGTATCTAAAGAACGCAGAGACCAAGCAGACACGGCACGCGGAACTGATAAACAAGGAGGTGCCTATAGAGCAGTACAGCCCTGGCAGAGACGCGAGCATTGTATATCTGCATTCAGACGAGAATCCATTTGGAGGTTATGATAGAATAGCTAAAGACCTTAGAGGCAGGCACGAAGACGAGATTATGGTTCGTGCATACGGAGTTCCTGTTAAATCAATGACTTCTTTGCTTCCATTGTTTAACACAGAAGTTAATGTACTATCAGAAACAAAAAACAAATACGGATACACCTTCCCTAATATTACGGACCCAAAAAGGTATTCTTGTTATCAAGTGGTCGACCCAGCAGGAGCCAGAAACTATGTTGCTCTATGGGCTGCTGTTAATAGAAAAGGAGAAATCTTTATTCGGAAAGAGTTCCCCGATAGAGATAGCTATGGGGAATGGGCTATTTTTGGCGACCCGAAGTGGCGATATGGACCAGCAGCTAAAAAGATTGGGTACAACGTGGAAGGATATGCAAAGTTATTCAAGGAAATAGAGAGTGACCTTGGCATAACAGTTATAGAACGCATAGGTGATTCTCGGTATTTTGCTAGGGAAAACGAAAACAATGAGGACTTGTTTACCTCTTTTGATGATTTTGATATGAACTTTATACCTTCTGACGGCAGGCAAGAGGACATTGGTATATCTGCTTTAGACGATTGGTTTAACTATAATCCTAATGAAGCAGTAGATGCAGCAAACAAACCTATATGTTATATACATAAGGATTGCGGTAATTTAATTGATAGTATTATAAATTATAATTCTAAGGGAAAGGCCGACGAAGCCCTAAAAGACTTCTTTGATGCGCTTAGATACTTGCGTATGGCAAATGGAGGCGAAGGACCCGACCACCTTGACAAAAGAGATTTGGGCGCTACAAGTAGAGGAAAGGGTGGATACTAATGCCAAAACGTAAACTAAAAGAAATAGCAGAAGACATGGGAGTGTCTTTTGATGAAGCAATGGAAATTGCTACATTACAACTAGAGGAAGATATGCTCAGCGGAAAGGGTAAAAATACTTGGGTTAACGAAGCTGGGCAAGATATTATTGATAGCTATGTACCTATCCCACAGGTTTACAGAGGCAGAGTTATAGGTACAGCGCCTAACCCTAGGTACATTTATGTATATGTAAAAGAAATGGTTAAAAGGGTTGTGGTTTCTATACCTGCTAGAATGCTTAATAAAAGTTTTATGGACAAATATGTTTACATCGAAGCAGATAATTCTGGGGAAGAAACTAAATTCAAATGGATACCTGCACCCATTGTTGATTGATGTGCTATAATACCTTGTAATGGAAAACGCTGAAATTTCTAAATCTCTTACTTATGTAAGTAAAGAGCCAGATGTAAAAACTTTAAGATACGCTTACAGCAAAACTGTTACAGAGCTGGAGTATTATTTTGACCTTTGCCGTAGTAGCTACGACGAAAGGAGAAATTGGTGGCCTGGCAAAAGCCGCGACCACAGAAAACACGGAGCCGATGCCTTTCCTTGGGAAGGTGCTTCCGACATTGAGTCCCACGTAATTGACGAACGCATAACACGATTAGTTTCTATGTTTGTTTCTAGCCTTAGTCGTGCAAACGTAAAGGCATTCCCTGTTAACTCTAAAGACTTAGCTAGAGCCAAAACGGTTTCGGGCTTTTTAAAATGGATGGTATCCAGCGGATACATCCCTAGGTTTAAGAAAGAGATGGAGCTTGGTGCTAACTATTTGTTAGAACGCGGCATCTTAGTTACTTATGTAGGGTGGCAACGCGAAGACAGAAAGTTTTTGCAAGCGATTAGCTTAGAACAGATAGCTCAAGTATCTCCAGAGATGGCACAGATTATTACCGAAGGTGGAGATACCGAGGTAGCACAGAGTTTATTAATTAGTACATTCCCTGGTGTTAACAGTGCAAGAGCCAAGAAAGCAATTAAAGAACTAGGAGAAACCGGTTCTACAGAATTGCCTACAGTAAGACGGCAAGTAGATGCGCCAGAGGTTAAAACACTTGCACCTGACGGAGACTTTTTCTTTCCTAGCTATGTTACTGACCCACAGAAATCTCCTTATTGCTTTTGGAGAACTTACTATACAGCCCAAGAGTTAGAAAACAAAGTGGTTACAGACGGATGGGACCAAAACTTTGTTGATTACATGATAGAAAATTACAGAGGCGTAAACATAGACTCCCTAGAAAGAGATAATGAAGGCCGACGCAGTAACTCTAGCAGCGACGAAATATACGAATCAGATGATTTGGTTGAAATCGTTTATGGCTATCAAAGGTTATTCGATGATGAAGATGGTTCAGAAGGCATTTACTGCACTGTATTTCACAAAAACTTTACTGGTAACGAAGAAGCACCTGCGTTTGCCAAGTTTGAATTGCTTAATGGCTACGAGGATTATCCTGTAGTAGTAACTAAGCTATCCGAAGACAGCAAAAGATTGTACGATACAATGACTGTCCCAGATATTCTTAGAGGTATTCAGAATCAAGTAAAGGTAGAACGCGATTCTCGTATAGACAGAAACAGCATTGCTACACTTCCGCCTATATTGCACCCAGTAGGACAAGCTCCTACAGATTGGGGGCCAGGTAGAATGATTCCTTACAGAAGAAAGGGCGACTTAGACTTTGCTCCTGCTCCGCAAATCAACCAAGGCTCTATAGAAATAGAAAGAACCTTGGAAATGCAAGCAGACGCGCTAGTAGGATTAGACTTTGAAAATCCATTAGCACCAGTTCGCAGGCAATTTTTAATAGACAAATTCTTAAACCATGCTGCCGAAGTGTTGCGAATGACTTGGAAATGCTTCCAGCGATTTGGACCCGATGAAGTATTTTTTAAAGTAACAGGTGCAGCAGACCCACAGAAATTTTCAAAGGGAGACCCGAACGAAAATTACGACATCATTGTTTCTTACGATGTATTAAGTACAGACAAAGATACTCAAGAGAAAAAACTACAATCATTGGTATCGTTGACACAGCTGGATAGAAGCGGACGCATAAATATGGATGCTCTATTGGAAACAGTAGCTAACTCTATTGACCCTATACTTGCTGATAGCATTTTACAACCTGGTAAACAAGCTCAACAAGAAATGGTTAAGAATGTTACGGATGATTTAGCTAAGATATTTGCTGGTATAGAAATGCCTGCAAGACCAAACGGTGGTCAAGTAGCAATGCAAGTGCTGAAGCAATACACTCAGCAGCCTGACATTGCAGAACGATTACAATCTGATGAAGCATTTAAGGCTCGTTTAGAAAAATACATTGGTCAGTATACATTTATGCAACAACAAGCTCAGAACGCCCAAATAGGTAAGGTAGGCACACAGCCTGCCAACATGGGAGGAATGGGTATGCAAGGTATTAACCAATAAGTATATGTCACTAGAGGAAGCACTGAAATATCTAAAGCACCACGAACATTTTGCGGTGCTAATAAACACAATTCATCAACTAAGAGAAGAGGCTATAGCAGAATTGCATAACTCTAATTCTGAAAGTATTCAGCAAATCTCTGGTAGAATTTTGACTTATGACCAAATATTACAGATTGTAGATTGGCAAACTTTACAGATTACTCATGGCGAACATATAAAACGCTTGTCTAATGTAGTATAATGATTTTATCGCAATCTCTCCAGGCGTAAAGGGAGTGGACAAATTATGACAGAAGAAAACAGCACTGACACCGCAGAGTCAGAACAAAAAAATGGCGTACAGAATATGACACCCAACGATTTTATAAATCGTCGAGTTGGTTCTTCTCAAAAGGAAGAACCCGAAGTAGTAGCTAAGGAGGAAGCAGTTGAAGAAGAAGTGGTTGAAAAGAGCGCCACGGATGAAGTAACTGAAGAAACCGAAGCAGACGTTCTTTCACAGTTAGATTTAGACAGTATGTCTGAAGACCAAATTAAGGAAGTCTCCAAGAAGCTTAACAGTAATGCAGTTGCTAGATACGGTGAATTAACCGCTAAAAGAAAAGCAGCTGAAGAACGTATGGCGAAAATGGAAGAGCAGTTGAACAATCTTCAAAAACAAAAAGAAGAGAGAGTTCCTGTTGTTAAAGACAACCCCTTAAAGAAAGTTATTGACCCTCAAGCATTACAAACAGAAGCCGTCAATGCACAAGAAGTTGTGGATTGGGCAGAAGATTTATTGTACGAGAAAGGTGACTACGGTCCAGAAGACATTATTGCTACAGTAGAAGGAAGAGATGTTACTAAAGCAGAAGTTCGTAAAACATTGAGGCATTCTCAAAACATGATACGGAAATTTATTCCAGCCCAAATGCAGACTATTAAGAAGCAACACGATGCTTCTCAAGCCAAGTCCGCCTTTGAACAGAAGGCCAGAGTTGAATTGCCTTGGATGAAAAACGAACAAAGTGAAGTGTATAAAAAGTATCAGTCAATGATGGGTGACAAAAGGTTAAGTGATTTAACTAAAGACAACCCAGAGGTAGCCGTACAAATGCCGTATCTTGTTGCTCACGCAGCAAACAGTATGTACGGACGAAAGGCTATTACTTCACGTACTACACCTGCTCCAAGAATAAGAAGCACTCCTCCTAAAACTGCATCAACAACAGCTGCTAAGTCTGAAAAAACTGCTCCAAGAACAGTTAAAAAAATACAATCGGTGTCTCAACAGTTTAGCGATAGCGGAACTGCTGCTGATTTCGTAGCTCTAAGAACCTTACAAATGCAAAATAGAAAGTAAAACTTAAAAATTATGTCGTTTTCAAATACATTCGATACAACAAATACAGGTTCTGCAGTTTCTAATCGTGAGGATTTGACAGATGTCTTAACAATCCTTGCGCCCGAAGAAACTCCAGTCCTTTCATCTGCCTCAAAGCAGAAAGCCTCAGCTACATTCGCTGAATGGACAGTTGACAAACTGAAATCCCCTGTGACCACCGGTGTCTCAGAAGGAGCAGATGTCACTACATTCGATGACAAATTCGCTGACCGTGCGCGCCTAGGTAATTACGTGCAAAAATTCCGTAGAGATTATATGGTTTCTGATTTACAAGAAGCTGTTGACTCTGTTGGACCTGCAAAAGTTGCCCAAGCCGAATCAAAAGCAATACGTGAACTTAAACGTGACGTTGAAGCTACTATCCTTAGTTCTAATGACCGCTCTGTAGAGAACGGTGCTGGTACTAATTATGGTCTTCGCGGTTTAGGTACATGGTTAGCTGATGGAACTACTATCGCAAATACACCTACCGATATTCCTGCAGCTTATGCAACTCCTACTCTAAATAACTCTGACGCGGGTACCTTGTACACAGAATCAATCCTCAACACTCAATTATCAAGTATCTTCCGTCAAACAGGAGAATCTTCTAATATGATGCTTGTTGCTGATACAGGTCTACGTAGACGTATATCAGATTTTGCTCGTTTAAGTGCAAATGTTGGTACTAATCCATTACGTGTTGTAAATATGGACCAAGGGCAAACAACTATCAAGTTATCAGTTGAGTTATATGAGTCTGACCACGGAGTCGTATCAGTTGTTAATATGAACCCAGATACTGCACCTGCTACCGTTACTGGAGATAACACCAGTCACGCTGATGGTTACATTATTAACCCTAACTATGTCGGTATTCACGACCTCATTCCTATGGGAAGCACACGCTTACCTAACTTAGGTGGTGGCGAACGTGGATTTGTTGATTGTGCGCTTACACTAGGTGTTTACCACCCAGCAGCTCACGGTAAAATTATCGCTT